TCGTTGATTTGATTTTGAATACGTTGCCGTTCTTTTTCAATATTTTCTCGTTTTCTACGCTGAATTTTCATGAGCATTTCATATAGTTGCTCTTCCTTATCTCTTTTTGCTATCATATCGCGCATAATTTTTTCTTTAGAGAATTTCATTATTTCGCGCTCAAGTGTATTATGCGAAATCCCTTTCATATCGCATATACCTCGTATTCTCCGATTTTGGCAAAAATAATTACATTCCACAATTTTTGTATTTAGCTTTTTCCTTTCTTTTGTTGAAGTTACCCTTGTAAAATACGCCCCACATTTCGCACATATTAGTTTTTTGTGAAATATATTTTTTACAATTTTCGAACCTTTTTTAGTGCCGTCCGGCAGCTCTCGAACACGTTGTTCAAGAATTTCTTGCGCTTTTTCAAATGTTTCTTTGTCGATGATTGGTGGTATTGCATTATCGAAAATAATCCATTCCGATGGATTTCGTTCGATTTTTCTTCCTAAATACGTCACATCTGGTTTTGTATATCGATTGAGAATCACTTGTCCTATATATTTTTCATTTATCAATAATCTTTTGACTGCTGTACCATCCCATCTTTTCCCTCTTCTTGTCTTAATCCCTCTTTGATTTAATTCGTGTGCAATTGTTCTTGTGCCTACGTTTTGCTCTGTATACATTTTGAATATTTCTTTCACTATTTCTGCTTCTTCCTCATTGACTACATATTTGCCTTCCTCTGCATCATACTCATATCCGAAAAGTGGCACAGGCATGACATATTTTCCTTTTTTTGCTTTTTGTAATTTTCCAAAACGTACTTTTTTTGATCGGTCGATAGATTCTTGTTGCGAAAAAAGTAGAAAAAGACCCAATCTAAATTCCCAGTCGTCCATTTTTGTATCTAAATTCGCATTTTCAAAAAATATATGAACATTATTTTTCTTGAGCGTTCGAGCAATTTCTATCGCATTTATATTTCTTGCGAATCGAGAAACATCTTTTGTAATAATCATTCTAAATTTCGGTTTTCTTTCAGATATTTCAAATTCAATCTGTCCGTTCTTTTTTAGATGTACATCGAGACCTGCTTCATAAAGCATTTGTAAAAATTGTTCACGCTTTATACTGACTCCCGAAAGCCCTTCATCAGCATAAATTTTATAAATTTCATATCCTCGCTCATTGCAATAATTCCTGTAATATTCTTCTTGATTTTTCAAAGAAGATAACTGCTCTTCATGATCCGTACTTACCCTTGTATAGATTGCTACTTTCATTATTCTCACCCTTAAAACTTTTTCTACAAATAATTGTACTATTTATACTAGAAACTGTGAATAACAAAACCACACTTAAACAAGTGTGGCTTTATCGTAAATATCATCAAATTCTACATGAAAATCATCTACATCTACCTCGATTTCTGCTCCGTGCATCGTTTTGAACTTGATATTGTCAAGATTCAAACCCAACGTACATATAGTTGTCATCGCCTTTGTTGCCGCATCTACCATATTTTCAGCTTCAATTTTTTTGGACACGTTCAAAGTGATCGTGTATTGCGCCACATATTCTTTCATATGATTCCTCTCCCCCGTTTTATTTTTTCATTTTCAAAATTTTCTACACAATATCCTATTTTTCCTTCTTTTTCTGCTTTTGTACGAAAAAAATTCCTGCAATTAGATAAAATTTTTGTCGATCAGACATTTGTAGCCATTCGCTTGCCTTGATTATCATATTTTCACCACCTTATACATATTTTATACCAAGATGTATATTTTGCATATTAAAGTGTTAATTTAATAATAAACACTATGGTGTGCATTGTCAATACTGAAATTGAAAAAAATTTTATTGCAATGTATAATATAAATATAATAAATGGAGGAATGGCTAACATGATTAAAGTACACCTTTCACGGATCATGGGAGAAAAGAAACTGAAAATTGCTGATGTAGCTAGAATGACAGGATTACACCGAAATGGTATTACGAAACTGTACAATGAAGAAACAGACGGTATCAAATTTGATACGTTGGAGAAATTATGTAGGGCTTTAGAATGTGATATAGAAGATTTATTAGAGATTATTGACGATGAGGAAACAAAATAAATATGGCTCGTTTCCTTTCGTTTTATTTGCGTCTGATGGGTATTCATTCATCAGACGCTTTTCTATTCAATAGAAACGATGAATATTAAGTTAACCACTCAAAAACGCTTATTTTTCAATACTTTTTAACACTTTTGTTATATATTCAAAAACCATTGAAAAATAAGGATTTTTGAAGTGTCTAAAATTAAAAGGGAGTAACGAAATGTTACTCCCTCATTCTCACTCCATTCACTTGTATTTGCTTCTGAGTCATCTTCATGAACGCATCTATACTTTCTACTTGTGCCACGCGTTCACTGTATCATATTTCATCATGTCAATATATATTTGAGCGATGAGAAGATAATGGTCTACTTTTTGTGAATTTTTCTTGATCTCTGGAGGATTCGGAAAATTCAAGTGGCATAGATGAAAATTTGAGGAATTAGAAGAGAATAGACAACTAATACAATTTAGGTGTGTATTTCGCTCGATTTTTTAAAAATTAGCCGATTTTAAATGGGTTTTTTTGATACAAAATACAATCCCTATATATTTATATCCCTTCTTCTCAAATCGGCTAATTTTCTTTATTTTGTGCAACATTTTTTCAATTTTGATCCACCTTTGCTAATCGAAAAGCTGAGCGTTTACGTTTGATTGGCACTTTGTACTGGATGCCGACAAGTCGATCATACATAAAATATTCAGCCATGATGTCAAAATCGTGATAATATCGTTTGATACGTTTCATGATGTCTCGATTTTCAGTGTATAAGCAATAATATTCATTATCCATTTTCCAAACTTCTGTCATTTGAACACCTCCAAAAAATAAAAAAAAAAAAATAACCTCCCGAAGTCGAGAGGTCACATAAGTTAAAGTGAAAGTGAAATACCCCATTTTTTCAATGTTGACACTTGTTTTTCAGCAACATACTTCGCAATTCGATCCATTTCATGACGATTTAGTGATGATGTTTTCACATCGAAATAGAAGTTCGAGTGCAGGTTAATCGTTTGATTGTTGTTCGATACACTTTCACGTTTCATATTCTCTTTCATTCTATCCCATACCGCATCGGCAAACGGATTCATGTATGTTGGGTTTTCAAGTGGAAGGATAGCCTCACGACCATTTTCCGCAAGACCTACAATCGAAGGGCGGTCAAAAATACCGCCTGTTTGATACCATGAAATGTTAAATGTTGGAACTTTAACAGATAAATCACCAACCCCAAACGATTTCCAATTCACATCGATGCGTGGGAGTTTTGGTCTTGGAATTGAAATTGTGAGCTTTGAAAATGCGTCTTTGATGGTTGAAATGATTCCTAACACCGTTTTCTTTGCCGATTCAATCGGAGAAGTTATTGCTGTTTTGATACCGTTCCATACGCTTGTTGCTGTTGATTTGATGCTATTGAAAATACTTGATACGGTTGATTTCACCGAATTGAATTTAGACGAAATTGAATTGTAAATACTACCTGCAATAGTTGAAATCGTTGATTTAATACCGTTCCAAATACTTGATACTGTCGAATGGATAGAATTGAGCGTATTTGATATGAATGTTTTTGCATTATTCCATGAGTTTTTGATATTGGTAACTATACTGCTTAATGTAGATGATATAGCGCTTTTAATCGAGTTCCAGATATTGGACACAAGCGATTCAATGCCATTCCAGACGCTTGAAAATATATTTTTCACAGTGTTAAGTGCTAATGAAATTGTGCCTTGCATACCACTTGTAAATGTTTTTAAAGCACCTGTTAAAACATTCCAGACTCCTTGAGCTATGGATTTTACACCTTCCCATGCACCTTTCCAGTCACCAGAAATGAGGGAAAGAACCGTTTTAATAACACCACGGATAACTTCGAGTAATCCTTTGATTGTTTGTGATATTGCTTCCCAAGTCACTTTTGCAATAATTGTAATTTCATCACCGTATTTTTTCCAAATATCTTTCCCAAATGTGACAAAATCAGAAATAATTTGCTTGAGAATTCCTAAATTTTGTGTAATGGATGAAGCAACTTGTGGAGGGAGTATTTCTTGGATAACACCTTTCCACCCTGCGTTTTTGAAAGCATCTGAAATTTGATTCACAAAGTCAATGATAGTCGGGAGGAATGACTTCATTCGTTCAAATAGATCAGTCGTGATCATAGCTGAAAACGATTTAAGATTGTCTTTGAGTGTTGACATCAAACCGTTGAACGTTTGACTTTGTTTCTCCATCGCTCCACCGAAGCGATCTCCCATCCCTTCAACAAGGGCAGGAATAACTTGATCAGCCATTAGTTTACCTTGTTCGGACATTTTCATGAGCTCTGGAATAGGTTTGCCCATTGTTTCGGAAAGAATCTGCCAGGCGGGAATTCCCGTGATGTTCAGCGAAGCTCGCAACGCTTCGCCCGTTCCATTTCGGAACTGCTTATGCTTTCGCATAAGACCAGACTATATCACACTCTCATTGAGAGTCCTCCTATTTCGAAACGCCATTAGCTTGCGTTCCTACTCCCTTTCGAGATAGTCGTTGCACCTTCCTTATATTCCCAAATATAACCGTAAGCCTTTTTCAACTCCTTCCTGCAAGCTTTTGCTATACTAGATACATCGTAACCATGAATTCTGTTTACGTCTGAAACAGAATCATATTCAGCAATAACCTCTAAAGTATTTGGATCAATTTGTAAAACAGCTTTGGATGTAGGATTCATTTTCCCTATTTTTTTACTTTGAGCAATAGATAATTTTTTTCTTGTTTCTTCTGAAACTGTTTTTCCTTTATGTGCTTTTGAAATTTTCCTTTTTGTTTCTTCTGTATGTTTTCTGCCATACCATGCACTTTTTTCACCTTTTTGTGCTTCAGAAATTTTCTTTCTTCTTTCCGGTGTCATAGGAACAATACAGCCTCCACCAGCCGTGCGATTTATGTTAACACAATTTTCGTCGTCAATTACCATATCAATAATTTCTTGTTCAATAATTTCTTGTATATATTCATCTCTTGGAATTTCAATGATCAATGAAAAAATTAAACTTTCTTCACCATATTTGTTATATAAATTTTGTAATCTTGGATTTCTGTGTTTTCCTTTTCTTAATGTACATTTATGTTGATTTACTCTTTTTGTATAATCCAAAGCTCTCCCTATGTAATAATGACCATTATTCTTACAAACTATTATGTAGATACCACTTCTCATAATCTTAAAAATGGTTTTTTAGGAATATAAGGCTTGGCTCAGGATTACCCACCGACCTTTACGGTTTGGGCTTCCCCTGAATTAAGGAGATTTTCTATGCACATCGCTGTGCATAGGCGCTATTCAAATAACGCTCCGCTAATTGATTCATCTCTTCTGCTGACGCTTTCCCTTTAGCCGACATCTGAAAAAGTGCCATTGAAACACCTTCAAGTTCTTCCTGTCCACCACCAACTGCTGAAACAGCATCACCAACTGCGATAAGTGTTTCTCTAAGTTTTTCTCCTTCAAAGCCTGCCATGTTGAGAAGTTTCGCTGACTTGTCTAAACCCTCAAATTCAAAAGGCGTTTTAGCACCGAGTTCTTTTAAATCTTCAATTGTTTTCTTTGCTTCTTCTGCACTTCCAAGCAGTGTAGTCCAAGCAATTTCAGATTGTTCCATCATCGCGTTGAATTCAA